AATATGAGCAAATGAAATCTTGGACTAAAGTAAACCTTTTATACTACGTAATGGTTTTATGTTACGGAAAAAAATAAATATTAATGGGGGTGTAAAAACCCCCTTTTTAAAAACTAAAACAAAATGAAAAATAATAAAATTATTATCTGTAAAAATGACTTAACTGGTACAGAGCTTGGAAAAAAATTATTAGCTAAATATGGAAACAAAATGAGAACAGAAGTATTTATATCAAAAGAATCTACAAGACCTTACGATAAACCATTCTATTCGGTTTATAAATTAGATAACTGTGAGTTTGTAGATATTATTGGTGACACTAAATCAAACACTATAAAACTAATTAGAGAAAACAAACAGTATGTTTATCGTGGCAAATATCATATTGATAACTAATAACAAAAATTATGAACGTATATCAAGCAGGAAAATTTGGAAAAGTAGAAGGGTTACTTAAGTTTATAATGAGAAACACTAAAGACTTATCTATTAAACAAGCAGCGCAAGAAGCGTATAATCATTCAGAAGAACTATATAAAGAATTAAACAAATGAAAAAGACATTAAAACTTATTGGAGAATTTATTTTTGTATTATTAGTTTTCACTTTACTATGGGCGTCACTTTGGATATTTGTATAATATGAAAAAGATAGACAACCTTAAGGATATGGAAATTTGGGGAGATATTAGTTTTCTAGCTGGTACAATCCTTAAAGAATACAACAAGAAAAAAACAAGTAGGCTAGAGGATATGGCAGATGCTATATCTAGGCTTACTTTTTATTTCCAAGAAAACATAAACAACAAACGACTTTATAAAAAAGCACTTTCAGATTATAGACTGTCAAGAAACAGAGCTATAGAAAGAGCAAGAAAAGCAGAAGAAGAAAATGAAAAACTACGAAAACAAAATGAAAGCCTTAGCATTTAGTTACTTAGGCATAATAATTATATTTATATGGATAATATTCAACTCTTAAACGGAGAAACATTTAGACACGATGAAATACTAGAGCTGATGAAAGATGATGAGTTCTACTATGGTTACTTAGGTAAGGCAGCTCTAAGCTCCTCATCAATCAAACTACTCTTAGATAGTCCTAAGAAATACAAATACGTTACACAATATGGCTCACCCTCAACGCAAGGTCTTAGAGATGGTTGGTTGTTTCATACTTGTATCTTAGAGCCAGAAGTTTTTAACTCACAAATCTTTGTAGATGTAAAATCTAAAAACACAAAGGCTTACAAGCTGGCAAAGGAAGAACACGGAAAGGTATTTACGATGAAAGAAAAGAATGATGCTGAGAGATTAGCTGATGCCTTTCTAAGAAACGAACACGCATTACAACTAATAACAAACTGCGAGTTTGAAGTACCATCAATAGGTATGGTGCAAGGCTACCCATTTAGAGGCAAAGCAGATGTTTTAGGAAAAGGTCTGGTAGATTTAAAAACAACAGCAGACTTAAAAGCATTCCCTTATGCTGCAAGAAAATATGGATATGATGTACAAGTGTATTTATATTCAGAATTATTTAATAAACCTTACCAAGAGTTTAAGTTTATAGCAATAGACAAAGGCTCTTTAGACATAGGAATATATGATGTAAGTGAGGAATTTTATAATTCAGGAAAAGCAAAAGTAACAAAAGCAATAAAAACTTTTGAGACATTTTTTATTAACGGAGCAGACATAGATAGTTACTGCATAAAAGGAACATTATGAAAGAAGCAAACAAAATAGCAAAGAACATTATAGATATATCTGGAATAGATGTATTTAAAAATAGTAGAAAAAGAGAATATGTAGAGGTAAGGTCTTTACTTACATTTATGTTGAGGCATCATTGTAATATGAGGTTTACAGAGATTAGAGACTTTTACGAATCTAACGGAAAGAACTATGACCACGCTACAGCAATATATAGTTTAAAGGCATTTGAGATGCATAGAAGATACAATCCGAAGTTAGACAAGTATTTTGATATAGTGCTTCTCAGACTAAGAAACAAATCAAAATTAAGAAAAGCATTAATAAACCACATAATAGACTACACAAAAGAAAAGGACTTAAAGAAGCTCCTTAGAATAGTAGATACATTACCCTTAAAAGATATAGATGGAAAAGAACAAACAAAAGAGAAAAGAGATACCCTTGTATAAAGGACTTATA